TATCAGCGCCCGCCAAAGAATGGGCGCTTTACTACCTCCGCCGGGGGTGGTCCGTGGTGCCCGTGCGGCGGGGCGAAAAAATCCCCGCCATTCCCTGGCACCAATTCCAAAACCGACGCGCTACCGAAGCCGAGATTCAGGATTGGTTTGCCGATCCCACCATGGGGGTCGGGATCGTTACCGGCGCTATTTCTAATCTGACGGTAGCCGATTTCGATGGCGACATTGGCGCCGCTACCGAACAAGAAATCTTGCCCCGACTCGGGGCTGGCCCGGTGGCACTGACCGGGGGCGGCGGGTGTCACCGCTTCTTCTCTCATCCCGGGAAGAAGGTTCCCACCAGAAAAGGTATCCTGCCGGGCATGGATATCCGGGGTGATGGTGGTTTCATCGTCGCGCCGCCTAGTGTCCATGCATCCGGGCGACAGTACTCCTGGGACGTTGACGCCCATGTGGATGACTTGGGCTTGCCAAGCCTGACCGAATCCATGGTGGAACTCATCTGCCAGGATGTTATCCATGGGACGGGTTCCGTAAGCCCTGTAACCCATGCAGCAGGGCCGCTAGGCCTGCCCGGCCAAATCACCGATGGCCGCGAGCAATACATGCGGAACACCATTCTGGCGGTAGTCTCAGACTTATACCGACAATTAGGACGCATCCCCACCGAAGAAGAAGTAGTGGCACAAGGCTGGCCACAATACGCAGCCAAAGTGGATTTCTCGCGGCCAGGTCGCGGGGAAGCCGAGTTCAGAATGAAGGTGAGATACACGCTGGACCGGGCAGCACGGGGGATTATCAAGCTGGAAGCACCGAAGCCCCAGGCGCCCGCCACACAGGCGCCCAGCGCCACCACAGAAGGCCAGAAAGCCCTCTGGCATGACCAGGGCGCCTTTGCCGGGGGCGAGATACCCAAGCGGCCCTGGCTGGTGCAAGGCTATCTGCTGCGGGGGGCGGTGACGGTTCTCAGTGGACAAGGCGCCGGGGGCAAATCGTCCATGGTGGTTGGGTGGACATTAGCCGGGGCGCAAGGCAAACCCTTCGGCGCCTTCAGGCCAGAAACACCACTAACCATCATCAACTACAATGTCGAAGACGATAAAGACGAACAGCGCCGCCGGTACGCCGCCGCCATTAAAGCCCAGGCCGCTGACGGGGGCGCAATGCAGCGGATCATCAGGTGCGGTCCATACAATGTAGGGACACTGTTCGCCCGTGATCCACATACCGGGCAAATCAATCCCACCCAGGCTATGCAGGAACTTGAACGCATCTGTATGGAAGAGCAGGCCGATCTGCTGGTGTGCGATCCGCTGGCTGAACTCCACGACAGCGAGGAAAACGACAATACGGCCATGCGCCAAGTGGTGGCAGCATTCCGCACCCTGGCGCAGCGGCTGGATATGGCGGTGCTGATCCTGCACCATGACCGCAAAGGCACCAGTACGCCAGGCGATATGGACCGGGTTCGCGGGGCTTCTTCGATCTCAGGGGCGGTGCGGGTAATGCTGACACTCACCACCATGACAGCGGAGGAAGCAGGCGCCTTCGGGGTGCAAGCTGATGAGCGCCGGTCCTACATTCGGATCGACAGCGCCAAATCAAACTACGCGCCAGCCCAAGAAGCGGAATGGTATAAGCTAACCGCCATCGAGATCGAGAACGGCGAGATTGTCGCCGCCGCACTGCCCTGGGAGCCGCCAAGCCCATTTGGCAATCTCAGCATGGCAGAGTGTGTGGCGATCCTAGAAACCCTTCAGAAAGGCTTCATGGAGGATGGCAAGCACTATTTCTATGCGGCCAAGCCAACCGCCACAGAAGGCGCCGCATGGCAAGTACTGACCGCCACCGGGAAGGTGTCAGACCAGCAAGCCAAGAACATCTTGCAGGCTTGGCAGGAGGAAGGCACCATCTTCCCAGTGAACGGTCCAAGCCCGGCAAATCGCCACAAGCGCAGCAACTATAACGTGTGTCCAGAGAAGCTGGCGCAGATGAAATTGGTGGCGCCAAGGCCGTTTTTGGAGGGCCAATAATGTGTGCTAGTGGGGTGGAAAACACCCCATCCACTAGCACTTTACTAGCACATTTGGGTGTGCGTGCTAGTCGATGGCCCCTAAGGGAAACACTACTCGCACGTACGACTAGTGCTAGCACACTAGTCGCACGCGCGAGTGGTTAAGTGGTTCCCAATCTTAGGGGCCAAAGGCACACAAGCACCACAACTGGAATGGGAAGAAGTAATGGCGAAAGAAGAAATTATCCCACCGCTGAAAGAGGCGAAAGGCGAATGGGTATGGCGAACAAAGCAGGCGGGTGCGCTGGATACACTGGTGGCGGAGATCGAAAGACAGTGGGGATTTGATCGGCTTCCGTTGCTGGTGTCCACGGCGACTAGGGAGCGGTTCCAGGCGGCAGAGGATATGCACCGGCAGGCGACAATGGCGGGAGAGGATATGGCGGAACTGGACGCCATGATGATGCGGGCTTGGCGGGCCTTGGAAGCGGAGGCTCGGGCTGGCGGGTATGAACCGCTTCCGGGGCCGCTGATGACCGTACAGGCGGATGAGGCGGAACGGGGCACCATCTGCATCTGTCAGGATGACACCCATGCACAGGCGGTCCTGGCGCGGGCTAAGGCGGAAGGGTGGAACGCAGAGGCTTGGACGGTGGAGGAGGTGGGTAGGGTCCTGAAAGGGGCTTCGCCTATCGCGGAAATCAAGGCTGCATTTCCGAAGGCGAAGGTGGTAAGACGGGGGCAATTGATCGAGGATGAAATCCCGATCTAATGTTGAGCATGAGCCGGGCATTCGAGGCAGAACGCATAGACTTCGGGCCGGATATTCAGGAAGGCTGTACGCTTGTGACAGAGAGGTATTGGGCGCCAGATGTAATGCTGGCGAGGGGCATGATTAGCGAGGCGCTGTATGCCGCTGCAAAGCGGCTGCGGGATGATTATTATGCGGGGCAGGCTGGGAGGCTTGGGGCCACGGAGGCGTATTTGAGGGCCAGCCGTTCAATAGGGACGACTACAATGCCTGTGGTCGCTTGGGCGGTACTGAGCCATGGCACTCTCAGTGGTTGGGCGGAATGCCGTGGTATCAGCAAAGAAAAGGCGGCAGGGCAGTTGATATTGGCTTTGGCTAAATTGGCGAAGCACTATTCCTAAAAAAGTAGGCACTTTCAAAAATTGGCTTGGAGAATTTTCCGGTTAAAATGAGGTTTTCCAAACAAAGCCTAGAGAGGGGTAGTTTTGTAACAACTTGACGAAAAATCATTATCAAAATGCAATTGTATGAAAAATCAATAACTTACCGTTTCGCGCCTTATGCGCGAATAAAAGCCTAGTGATTTCAGCGCTTTGTGCGGCGCCGCAAATGTCAGAGATGCAAGCGCAATGCCAGAAAAAGCCCAAAAAGCAGGGCTAAAAAATAATTTTGATCAGCGCATTTTTGTGCTTGTATTTTTCGTCAATATATTTATTTGCGGTTTTGTCGCGTGATCATGCGCGCATCGCAAAGAGGATAAGACAATGCAATATGATTTAGGGGTTTGCGCTTTCTTTCTGGGGCTTTTTGTTTGGCTTTTGGTGTTTTGAGGGAGGGAATAGGGATGGACAAGCCATTTCATGTTGTTGGCATTGACGAAGAGGATGGCAGCGCGACGCTGCTAGAGTGCTTCGATAACTCTGGCGAGGCGCGGGCTTGGATGCTGCGCTATGTGTCCAAAGAGGACGCTGGGGGCTGGAAGCACATTGAGGTGTTAGATACCCGCGACGAATGCGCGGAAACCCTCTGGCGCTGGGAGGCTTGAACCATGGGCCGTATTGAAACGCTACGCGCTGTTAAACAAGCCATTCGCCAGCCCTATGCTTGGCCTGGGGGATATCCTCTTTATATTGTAACGGCGGACGGCGAAGCATTGTCATGCGATGCCGCACGCACGGAATGGGCAAGCATTGTCTATGCCACCCTGCACGGCCTGCGTAATGGCTGGCGCGTTTTGGGCGCAGATATCAATTGGGAAGATACCGCGCTGTATTGCGCGCATACTGGGGAGCGCATTGAAAGCGCTTATGGGGAGGATTGATCATGGAAAACCTATTCGCACAATTTGCTGGCGCTGATCTAGATAGGCTTGCCGAGTGCATCCGCGCCATTCGCAAGGCCGGGCTGCAAACCAGCAAGCACACGCAAGCTGGCGTCAATCAATCATCCGGCAATGTCTGGGTTTGGGATGAGGATTGGCAGGGCTGCGTTGCCTGTTCAATTGGCTTCAACGTGTTTTGGGTTTATTCCTGCCCTGAGTGTGGTGAAGAGTATGAGTTCGACACTTACAGCGAATTGCAGGAGTATTTGGAAAAGTACGATTGGCATTGCCTTGCCTGCTGCGACATGGAAGCAGTCGCTGCGCGCCTTGTCGAAGCTAAGGAGGGATGAACTATGGCTTTGTTTTCTGTTGTTGTTTCAAAAAACGTGAAGCAATTTGTTTCGGCAACCATTGAGGTGGAAGCTACGGATGCAAAAAGCGCAGAAGCTTTAGCTCTGGCTCAATATCATGAGGAAGGATTCGATTTATATCCCGAAGGGGCATTATATGATGATGATGATGATTCATTAGACGCCAGCGCGCGTTTGGTTGGAGAATAAACGCAATGAAAAACAACCCATTAAAACGCGGCGCACCAAAACGCGGCCTAGCGGCGCATCCGGCGGTGATTGCGGCGCAGATAGGGTATTCGGACATGGTGGCGGGGAAAGCTTTCGATACATGGCGATTTATGGACCAGATAGGGCAGGCCAATTATGAAATCGGGCGGCTTTGGGCGTTAAATCTCCGAATTGCCGGAATTGATCCGCCCAAATGGCCAAAGGGGAAGAATCTTCCGGCTTTGGTGCAAGCTATGCTTTCCAAAAGCTTTGACATGGTGGGGGGCTGTCAGCCTGGAGAGGGAGACGGAATTTAGCCCGAATAGGCACCAAAATAGGCCCGGCTTCATGCCGGGCTTTTTTTATGGGCTTGGATTAGGTAATCTCAGCCCATGGCAAACCCTCCGAAATATGATCCCGAAGTATATATGCCAGAGTTACTGCGCCGCGTAGGGAATGGCGAGTTACTGGTAGATCTATATGGCAAAGACGGATTCCCTAGTAATTACACTGTGCATGGCGAGTTAACGCGCACAGATGGGCGCTGGGCTAACGCATATACGCGCGCGCGTGAACAGCAAGCCCATGCAATCGCTGAAAAAGCTGTTCGGGACGTTGAGAAAACGATAGACCCCGAACAAGCGCAGCTGGCGCGCCTGAAATTCGATGCCAGGCGCTGGCTTGTCGGGAAAATCGCGCCGCGAATCTATGGGGATAAAACCACACACACGCTGGAAGTAGGGGAATCCTACGTTGAAGCGCTTAAGCTGGCCAATGACAAGATGCGCCAGAAAGAACGGGAAGCCCGGCGCATTATTGACGTTGACCCTGAGACGGGAAACGAAGTTAAAAAACTAGGAAACAATGCCGATAGGCGTAAACGCAAGAATGTAACTATATCAGGCACTTAGCAAGTAATTTTACATAATGGACCTTATGCGGTTCCATGGGTTTCCGGCCATTCTGCCACCCCACCGCCCACCCCCCCCTTCAAAAATCGCGGGGGGCGGGCTGGCCAGGGCCATATGCTTCTTTCACCCCCCCCGTGGGGTGGGGGCAAAAAGGCAAAACGTCCCTTTACCCCCCGTGAAAATTTAGGATAGAATCAGGCTCTCATGGCAGGCAGACCCAAACGGCGGGCTAGATTAGCAGCGGAGGCGGCGGCGCGAGCCGCTGCCGAAGCGGAGGCCAATGGCGTCCAAGCCCCACCCCCAGCGTACCAAGACACAGGTCCAATAGTACCCCCACCCCCTGCCGCCCCGACAGCCGACGAACAGGCGGCGATTATTGAGCAGTTGGCGACGGACCCGGTGCTGTTCGTTGAATCCATGCTTGGCGCCACCCCGCAGAAGTGGCAGGCGGACGCTCTTAGGGCGATTGCCAGTAATGACCGTGTGGCGATTCGCTCCGGCCATGGCGTGGGGAAGACTGCGTTCTTGTCCTGGCTGGTGTTATGGTGGCTCCTTACTAGACTGCCGACCAAGGTAGTCTGCACCGCCAACACGGCGCACCAGTTATCTGATGTCCTTTGGTCCGAGATTGGCAAATGGCACCGCAAGCTGCCCGAGGGAATGCGGCGCTTGTTGGAGATCAAGTCTGACAAGATCGAGTTGGCTGGTGTCCCCGACAGCTTCGCGGTGGCGCGCACCAGCCGCCGGGAGCAGCCGGAAGCCTTACAAGGGTTCCATAGTGAGAACCTCCTCTTTGTGATTGATGAGGCTTCGGGTGTGCCCGACATCGTGTTCGAGGTCGGCCAAGGCGCCTTGTCCACCGAAGGCGCCAAGGTGGTAATGACTGGCAACCCCACGCGCAGCCAGGGTTATTTCTATGATGCGTTCAACAAGAACCGCAAGCGGTGGTGGGGCAAGCGGGTTAGTTGTCACGATGCGGATACGGTGGACAAGGCGTTTCTTGAGGATATGGCGTCCCAGTATGGCGACGGGTCAAACCAGTACCGGGTTCGGGTATTAGGTGAGTTCCCCAGTGGCGACGACGATGCGTTGATTGCGCGCCATCTGATAGAGTCTGCCACTACTAGACAGGTGGAACCCAGCCAAACGGCGCCCGTGGTATGGGGATTGGACGTTGCAAGATTTGGCGATGACAGCACCACCCTGGCCAAGCGCCGTGGCAATGCGATCACGGAGCCGATTAAGATGTGGCGCGGCAAGGACCTGATGGAAACTTGCGGCATGATCAAGGTGGAGTGGGATGCGACGCCTGGCGGTATGCGGCCCCAGGAAATCTTGGTCGACGTGATTGGCTTGGGTGCGGGCGTGGTGGATCGGCTGCGGGAACTCAATTTGCCGGTGCGTGGGATCAACGTCGCTGAGTTGCCAGCGTTAGATGGGCATCGCTTCAGCAGGCTACGGGACGAACTCTGGTGGAAGGCCAGGGAATGGTTTGAGCAGCGTGATTGCACCATTCCGAATGACGAGGCTTTGGTGGATGAGTTGTGTGGTCCGCTGTACACGGTGACGAGTGCGGGCAAGATACAGATTGAGCCGAAGGCGCAGATGAAGCGGCGGTTGGGGCGCAGTCCTGACAAGGCGGATGCGTTTTGTTTGACGTTTGCCACCACGGCGGCGGTGGTCAGTGGTGGTGGTGGATATGCTATAAGGTGGGGCCAGCCAATCCGGCGGAATGTGAAAGGGGTAGTGTGATGAAAGAAGTGTGGGACAAAGATCGGCCCAAGGGTTTGCCGAAGCCGAAGAAGTTGTCGCCTGGCAAGAAGGCTGCGGCGATGTCCAGGGCCAAGGCGGCGGGGCGCCCATTCCCAAATCTTATTGATAATATGTGGGCCTCGCAAAAAGGTAAAAAGAAATGATGGGCGTGTTAGACGCTTCATTAAAATTTTGTCATGGGTGTAAAGCAGAAAAGCCTATTTCTTCTGATTTTTGGAAAGGGCAATCAAAGTGTATTGCCTGCTCCAAAGAAATGCAAAAATCATATTGGAATAGTCGAACACCCAAAAAGCGATTGGAGCAACATCTTAAATACAAATACTCTTTAACTGTTGGCGAATTACTTGAAGCGTTGGAGCGCCAAAATGGCGGTTGCGCTATTTGTTCGTCAAAACTTCCCGATCTGATGGTTTATAATAACCGAAAAAGAGGATACGCCATAGATCACAATCATGAAACTGGGGAATTTAGGGGAATCTTATGTCTACCATGCAATACTGTTTTAGGTATGGCAAAAGACAGTCCTGATCTTTTGGAGAGAGCAGCCTCATATCTTAAAGATAGAGGATTTTATCATGAATTTTACCTTTCTAGGAAAGTGAAGTGAAGTACTATTGCATTTCGCTGCGAGAGACCCCGGAACGCACGGCGCGTGTTCAGCAAGAATTTGAGCGCGAAGGCGTTCCGGTAACTTGGGTCTGGGGCATCTACGGTAAGTCGATGCAGATCAAGTCTGAGATACCCATGCACTCGGATTATTTTGTGACGCGGGGTGCTACGGCGCTGGTGTTGAGCCATCACATGGCGTGGAACTTGGCGGAGCATGACCAAGCGGACGAGTTCATGGTGTTCGAGGATGATGTGGTTTTACCGGAAAACTTTCTGGAAAAGTGGGCTGCTATCCGCGCCAAGGTGGATGATGATGTGGATGGTGTCTATTTGCAGAGTTGTTGCGTTGACGATCAAAAGTGGAAGCGCAAGCACAAAGACGAACTCTATGACGTAAGATATCCCCTTTGCACGGCGGCTATTTGGTGGCGCCAGCGGGCGATTCCGACGTTGATTGAGCATACCAAGCCAGCGAATACGCCGGTTGATATTCTGCTGGAGCAGAAGGTGTTGCCCAAGTTGAAGGTGCTGACGGTGTTGCCCGAACTTGTCAGTCAGTTGACGTTGCAGGGTAAAATGTCGAGCGAGGTTCACGCATGAACGAGATGGCGCATTTGGGCGGCTATTATGAGGAAGGCGATGGGCACACGTTCACGCCGGATATTTGGGGCTGGCTGTTGCTGGAGTATGGCGTTGAGTCTGTGATTGATGTCGGGTGTGGCACGGCGGTCAATCTGAAGTGGTTCCAGGACATGGGGTGCCGTGTGTTGGGGGTAGAGGGGCACCCCGACGCTATTCTGAAGGCGAAGTGCGGCCCGATTATCTTGCATGATTATACCAAGGGACCGCTGGACGTTGGGCAGCGGTTTGACTTGTGTATTTCCACGGAGTTTGTGGAACACGTTGACGCAAAGTATGAGGATAACTGGTTTGCCACCATGCGGTGTGCTGATCGTGTGTTGATGTGTCATGCGGTGCCCGGCCAGGGCGGGCACCATCATGTGAATGAGCAGACGGCGGAATACTGGGTGGAGAAGTTTGGTCAGCACGGTTTCCGTAATCTGGTGGTGGAAACGGCGATGTTTCAGGAGACAACGCGGCGCAAGCCAGCCCCTTGGGGGCGGAATACGCTAATGTTGTTCGAGAAGGTGGCATGATTTTAAGCCAGTTTCCTGGCGCGGAGCGCGTGGAGATCAAGCTGCCAAGTGAAATGGCGGCTTGTAATCCATCGATTGCGTGGGATGGGGACAAGATCAGGGCGGTGGTTCGCACGTTGAACTATCGTCTGTTGCCCAGTGGCTCCATTTGGATCAAGGGTAGTGCGCCGGATACGGTAAATTGGCTGGTGGAGATGGATACCGCCAGCTTGGCGCAGTTATCAGCGGTCCAGATCGACGATACGGAGATCAGGCAGTCCCTGGTCTGCAAAGACGGCTTGGAGGATATGCGGCTGTTTGCCTGGAAAGGGGCCTGGTGGGGTTTGGCCAGCGGG